TTCTAATATTCTTTCAAGTGAAATCTTGGCAGAAATTAATCGTGAAGTTATCAGAACGATTGGTCACGTTGCACAACCTGGCGCACAGCAAGGTAATGTAACTTCGGTTGGTATTTTTGACCTTGATACAGATTCTAATGGACGTTGGTCGGTAGAAAAGTTCAAAGGACTAATGTTCCAGATTGAACGTGAAGCCAATCAGATCGCCAAAGACACACGTAGAGGAAAAGGTAATATTATTATCACTTCTTCTGATGTGGCCTCGGCACTTCACATGGCAGGCGTTCTTGATTACGCCCCTGCAATGTCAACTAATCTTAACGTAGATGAAGCAGCATCGACATTTGCCGGTGTTCTTAATGGACGTTATAAAGTATATGTTGACCCATTTGCTCTTAACACTTCACCTAACTACTTTATTGTTGGGTATCGTGGATCGAGTCAATATGATGCAGGTCTTTTCTACTGCCCATATGTACCTCTACAAATGGTACGTGCAGTTGGTGAGAATAACTTCCAGCCAAAAATCGGATTTAAGACACGATATGGTTTCGCACAGAATCCATTCGCGACTTCCGGTAAAACTGGAGTTCCTGATCAAGACAACGCAGTGGCAGCCGCTAATCAAAACTACTACTATCGTATAGTTAGAGTCGCAAACCTCATGTAATCATGATGGTGGGCATCCACTAAAAATACTTAAAAGGGGAAGTCATTCATTTTGGGTGATTCCCCTTTTTTTGTTTCATAAATATAGTAGTAGTGAAATAAGGAGAACGATGGCAGCAGTTTCAAAATTACCAGACAATTTAAGTTATCTATCCCCTGTTGGATTTAGATTTACAATTCAGAAATTACCAGCCGTAAATTATTTTTGTCAAGCCGCTAATATTCCCGGCTTATCTACAAATGCGATTCCAATTGACTTACCAGTTTCCAGAATGTATGTTGAGGGGCTTACTCCTGATTTTGAAGATTTGACTATTCGATTTGTTGTTGATGAATACATGAAAAATTGGGAAGAGATTTATGATTGGATTATCGGTCTTTCCCCTTCATCTAGTTTGGAACAAAGAGCTGAATATTTACGTAAAGAAGAAAGAGTTTCTACTGGTATATTAACTCTTCTGACAGGTAGTATGAATCCTCAAATGGAGTTTCATTTTCTTGATGCGTTTCCCACCAATTTAACAGCATTGGATTTTGATAGCACTGCTACTGATGTAGAATATCTTTCAGCAACCGCAACTTTTAGATACCAAAGATACGAGATTAAACACCTATTGAACACATAATGTAATGGATTTTGATAAAATTATTGAAGAGTGGAAACAAGATTGTCCTATTGATGATACCACCTTAGACAAAGAATCAGTAAAAATACCTACCCTACATGGAAAATATTTAGAACTCCATTCAAGGGAAAAAATATTTCTTAATTACCTTCAAGTAGAGTATAAGAAACTTTATCGGGAGAAATGGGAATATTATAGTGGTAAAGCAGAAAAACCCTTCCAACTAAAACTACTTAAAACAGACCTTCATATATACTTGGATTCTGATGACAAGTTGTGCGAACTTAAAGAAAAAATTGATACGCAGAAACAGAAAGTGAGTTATGTTGAGTCGGTTATTAAGAGCTTAGAAACACGGAGCTTTCATATTACAAATGCAATTAATTGGAGAAAGTTCACAGCAGGACATGACTAATGGATATTGTCGTTCAGAAGAAGGACGAAGTATATGTAGTTGTAAGAGCAGAACCGCACATCACTAGAGAATTAAGTGATTACTTTCGTTTCAGGGTGCCGGGGTATCAATTTATGCCATCATTCCGTTCAAAGAAATGGGATGGATACATATATCTTTTTTCTTATATCAATAATACTCTTTATTGTGGATTATTAGACCGTCTTGTTTCTTTTGCGAAGGATAGAGAATATACAATAGATTATGAATTTGATTATCCTAAAGACAATAATGTTTCCCTTCAAGATTTTAAGAAGTTTATTGATTCCGTTCCAACTAAGTTAGTTCCAAGAGATTATCAGTTGGAAGCAGTTCATCATGCAATAAACAAAGAACGAACTCTTCTTGTATCACCTACCGCATCTGGCAAATCACTTATCATTTATTATTTGGTCAGATATCATTATCCACAAAAAACTTTAATCGTAGTTCCAACCATTTCTTTAGTATATCAAATGTATACCGATTTTGAGGGATATGCAGATAAAAACTTTGAAGTCGAAAATTTCGTCCACAAGATTTATGGAGGACAAGAGAAAACCAGCAAGAAACCAATTATAATTTCCACATGGCAATCAATATATAATATGTCAAAGAAGTATTTTGAAGAGTTTGATGTTATAATTGGAGATGAAGCACATCTATACAAATCAAAATCACTTACCGGCATTATGACAAAGACAACGAATGCTGCTCATAAAATTGGAACTACTGGAACTCTGGATGGAACCCAAACACACAAATTGGTTTTGGAGGGATTATTTGGGCCGGTCTTTCAAGTCACTACAACCAAGAAACTTATTGATAAAAAGAAATTATCACCATTTTCAATCACTTGTTTGATACTTAAATATGAAGCCGAAATTCGTAAGCAAGTTAGTGGAATGGATTATCGGGAAGAAATTAAATTTTTAATTGAAAGTGAAAGTCGTAATAGATATATTAAGAACCTCGTTTTGGGGCTAAATGGAAACAGCCTTCTACTATTTCAGTTAGTAGAAAATCACGGAAAAGTATTATATGATTTAATAAAGCAAGAGGTAACAGATGTCAGTAATAGGAAGACTTTTTTCGTATATGGAGGAACAGACGCGGACACCAGAGAAAAAATCAGAGCAATCGTTGAAAAAGAACGAGATGCCATCATCGTGGCAAGTTATGGGGTATTCAGTACCGGCGTCAACATTAGGAATCTTAATAACATTATTTTCTCTAGTCCTTCTAAGAGTCGTATTAGAAATCTTCAGTCGATAGGTAGAGGATTGAGACTATCAGAAAATAAAGAAGAAACCGTTCTGTATGATATATCAGACGATTTAACATGGAATAATCATCGTAATTATACAATTAATCATTTTGCTGAAAGAATAAAGATTTATAATGAAGAGCAATTTGAATACAAGATGTTTAGTATTGGAATCAGATAGCAAATTGATTATTTCAACTTGACATATTTTTTTTTCGTGTTATAATAATCTTAGTGATTTATTTTAACAATGTTAATGGAGAAAATTCATGGCAAAAGGAAAAAAGTCTGTACATTATATTGATAATAAAGAATTTCTTGAAGTAATGAAGGGATATCATGCTCTTGTGGTTGAAGCTCAAGAAAAAGGAGAACCAAGACCCATTATACCGGATTATGTGGGTGAATGTTTTATAAAAATAGCACAACGATTGTCTTTTAGACCAAATTTTATTAATTATGCATTCAAAGATGACATGATTTCCGATGGTATTGAGAATTGTGTTCAATATATACACAATTTTAATCCCGCTCGTTCTGACAATCCATTTGCTTATTTTACTCAAATCATTTATTATGCATTTATTAGACGGATTGAAAAAGAAAAGAAACAACTGTATATCAAATATAAAACGATGGATATGCATGGCAGCTTGGATGATAATGTTACACTATCAAAACATGATACGGCCGATGGGCATGGTGATGCTCCAATGACGGTAGATCAAAAAGCCAATATGTATGATTTTATTGCGACATTTGAGAGTAAAAAGAAAAAACGCAAAGTTCAAAAGAAAAAATCTACAACATCTACCTTAGAATATTTTTTTGCAGCTGCCTAAACAGAACAAATTATTATGCCCAAATCACGAAAGAGAAAAGTCCCCATTAGACAAAAGATTGCAGAAAAGAGAAAACAAAGGGGACATGAGGTTGATTTTGATATTATACGGCCATTTGGTCCGAGAATAGCCCGAATACAAATGCCAGAAGATGTTTTAGGGAAGATGATCAAACTAACTGATGAGATAATGGAAGATGAGGAACGGAAAAGTTGGGGGCATCATTTAGTAGGGCAGATTAAAGAAGAACCTTATATTACAAAAGAAA